GACTTATTGACAAAACAAAATGGGTAAACAAACTCGCAGACTCAGGATGTTTTCCACGTCCTTCAATTTTAAAAATGAAACCTTTCGACTTTTTAACCTTTCAATATGCTAGGTTAGATAAAAAACAATTGGAAGAAGCAAGTGAAGAGGCAAGTGACGATCACGAATTTAAAAGTAAAGTGTACGCTTTTATACGAAAAGCCACCGTATCTTATGATGAAGCCGCTTTACTAGACGGCGGTTGTTACGTTGATAGAAAAACTAATGACCTTCATTTTAAATTAGAAAGATTTATGGAGTATTTAAAATCTCAAAAAGATAACACGTCACAAAAACAAGTGTGTTTTAATTTAAAACATATAATGCAGGCTAAAAATTTAAGAGGTAAAGTGTACAACAAAGCTTTAGATAAAGATATCTCTTGTCCAACATGGCATTTTATTTCTGATCCAGAACAATACATCGTATTAGGAGATCAAGCGATACCCGTAACACCCAAAAAGAAAGAAATAAAACATGAAAAAGATTAGAATAGCAGGACCACCAGGCACAGGTAAGACAACAAAGTTAGTTGAGATATACTACACGCATTTAGAACAATACTCACCAACAGATATAATGGTTATATCTCATACGAATACTGCAGCTGACCATATCAGAGGTAAAATATCTGAAAACAAAAGTATAGAAACTTTTCAAATAAAAACAGGAAAAGAAATATTTCATTTAGTAAAACAATCAAAAGCAACACTAGAAGAAAATGTTACAACCATTCACAAGTTTTGCAAAAATCGTATAACAGGAAAATCTTTTTTAATAGAAGATTATGAAATACTAAAAAACATTTATCCGATGTTTGATAAATACACATCAAATAAAAAATTTAATAGTACGCAAGGTTTGTTTGCAATACATCCTTTTTTTAAATTTATGAGTTTTGCAAGAGATAATGGTAAAGAAGTGTTATCGTATTACAGAAGTTTAAGTTTTGATGAGAAAAAAGATTATGAATACACTATTGAAGAATTAATTGAGATGGAAAAAGACTACATAAAATTTAAAACTAATGAAAAGATAAATGGTAGAACTACAAAAATCTTAGATTTTCAAGATATGGTGGAGGATTTTTATAATAACAAAGAAGAATCTGAAAAACTTTGTAGAGATATAAAGGTATTAATCGTAGATGAAGCACAAGATTCTAGTGTCATACAAAGAAAAGCAGAAGAAGTTATGTCAAAAAATGTCGATTACTTTTATAAAGCAGGAGATCCGGACCAATCTATTTTTGAGTTTGCTGGTGCAGATCCAGATTCTTTTCACAAAGAGTTTGCTAATCCAGAGATAGAACTGGAACAAGGGTACAGATGTCCTAGAGTAATAAATGATTATTGTAAAAAGGTAATACAAGATATCTGGCAAAAGTACGATTACACCAGAGTATGGAAACCAAGAGAAGAAAACGGTCAAACTGTAGAAGGTGAATTATTTTATTTATCGAGTTTGACGCAAGACCCTTTTGCGTCAGAATTAAAAAATAGAATATTAAACACAGACGAAAACTTTATATTTACTTACAGGGGTGGTGAGCCAAGAGATATGATAAATTACATAATGCAAATAGGAATTCCTGTTAAAATACCAAACAAAGAAAAGAGTAAGTTTAAATTTAAATACCCTACCAACGACGTTAAAAACCAAAGAGAATTTATGGGTTTTGCTAATGGAGAAAGAAAATCACTAACAAAAATTAAAGCCATGTTTAAAGCCATTGATCCACAATACACACGAAAAACTATTCAACAGTTAGAGGATGAAGACAATGGAAGCTACGATATAAACTGGCTGGTCAACAAAGGGTTTGTCGTTTCAGGTATAAAAAACATAAATGATTTTCAAAGGATTAGTAAAGTAAATTCAATACACATGAAAAATTATATACGTCAGATAGTTGCCAACAACAGAGACTTACAAGATAAAAGAGTCTTTCTAGAAAACATACACACAATTAAAGGTAAGGAATTTGATAACGTAGTGTTTGATTTTAAATTAACGAAGGAAGAAGATTTATTTTCAAAGAAACGAATGAAGTTTGTTGCGTGCTCACGTGCAAAGAAAACTTTATGGTTATTAAAAAGCACGACTAACTTAACATTTGCAGGGAAGGAGGATACTTATGAGCAAAGTTTGGGATAAGCAGCATGGAGGATCACATTATCAAAAATATAAAATACAGCCAAGTAAGTTTGTTGTAGAGAATAAATTGCTATATCCAGAAGGATGTGCTATTAAGTACATTATTAGACATCAAGATAAAAATGGTAAGGAAGATTTATTGAAAGCGATACATTTTATAGAGATGATTATCGAGAGGGACTATAAGTGATACCTGAATTAGAAGAACTAAATAAAATAAAAGATGGTGATATTGTTGCTGTTGACTTAGAGACATACGATCCAGACTTGAAGACTCACGGATCAGGGGCCATTATAGGTAAAGGTAAAGTTTGTGGTATCGCAGTGGCTTTTAATGACACAAAATTATATTATCCAATAGCACACAAAGGAAACAACCACGGTAAAAATAGAGTTTGGAAAAAATTAAATCAAACAGTGTTTCAAAATGAAAAAGTAACAAAAGTATTTCACAATGCTATGTACGATGTTTGTTGGATACGTGCAGCTACAGGTATGATGTTAAAAGGACCAGTATATGATACCATGATAGCAGCATCAGTTATTGATGAGAACAGACCAAAGTATAGTTTAGATGCACTGGCTAAAGATTATTTAGGTGACGAGAAGTATAAGCATGATCTTACAGACAAAGCAAAAGAATTACATGGCATATCAGATCCAATGACTAACATGCATCTGTTGCCATACGATTTAGTTGTCGATTATGCAGAGCAAGACGTTTCACTTACATTAAAACTTTGGAATAAGTTTAAAAAAATAATTAAGTCATCTGTAGATACAGAATCTAAAAAGAAAAAGACTTTAGAAAATATATTCGATATAGAAACAAGATTGTTTCCTTGTTTAGTTGAGATGAGATTTTTAGGTGTAAGAGTTGATGAAGAAAAGGCAAGAACATTTGGAGACACTCTTAAAAAAGAACAAGCAGAAATATTAAAAACAATTAAAAAAGAAACAGATCTTGACATTGATATCTGGGCTGCAGATTCTATTCAGCCATTGTTAGATCACCAAAAAATTACAGATTATAAAACAACACCTAAAACAGGGCGAGCTAGTATAACAAAATTATATCTAGAATCACATACAAATAAGTATTTAAAAATGATTGCAAAAGCTAGACAATTAGATAAACTATTCAACACTTTTGTAACCGGTATTTTAAAATTTATACATAAAGGTAGAATACACGCAGATATAAATCAAATAAGATCAGACCAAGGTGGAACGGTTACAGGTAGGTTTTCTATGCGTAATCCAAACTTACAACAGATACCGGCTAGAAGTGAACTGGGTAGTAAAATACGAGAATTATTTTTACCAGAAGAAAATCACAAGTGGGGATCATTTGACTATTCACAACAAGAGCCTAGACTGGTTGTGCATTATGCTTTGAAGAATGGCTTTTACGGAGCCGAAGAAATGGCAGAGGAGTATCGAGAGGACCCAACTACCGATTTTCATGAAATCGTTGCTAGAATGGCTAAAATTACCAGAAAACAGGCAAAAACAATCAATCTAGGTCTTTTCTATGGTATGGGTAAGAATAAACTAGCCAGATCTTTAGAATTAGAAGATGACGAGGCAAAAGAACTTTTTGAAAAATATCACAGTCAAGTGCCTTTTGTTAGAAAACTATCACAAGGGTTACAGGAATTTGCAGAAAAAAATAAAAACATTTTTACGTTAGAAGATAGATTTTGTAGATTTGATAAGTGGGAACCTATTAACAAAGAATGGAATCCTGAGAAAGGAATCTTTGAAATAAGTGACTATCAAGAGATAGATGGCAAAAAACAAATAGTTAAAATACCTGTACCCATATTAAAAAGACGAGAAGCAGAAGACAGATATCATGCAGAAAGAGCAAAAAATAGATATGAAAACGATCCACACGGTCAATACTTTGAAAAACATTATAGACCTGCATTTACTTATAAAGCTTTAAATAGATTAATACAAGGTTCAGCAGCAGATATGACAAAAAAAGCAATGGTAGACTTGTACGAACAAGGTATCATACCACACATACAAATTCATGATGAACTTTGTTTTTCTATAAAAGATGAAAAATGCAAACATACCACCAACTTATGCACAAATAAGGAGAGAGTTTTTATATGATCTTAAAAAACATCATGGAGAAGTTGAAGATTGTATTATCTTTGGTATTAGCGCTCTTACAGGTCGTAGCATTTTATTCCATGCTATTATGGAAAATGGTGCGATCTTTTATAGACTTCCTATCAGCGCGTTTATTCAAAGAGGATTTAAACCCAAAGATGTACCAATACGAAGACTGGATGAACTACAGCTTTGGAATTGTTTTAGTTATTATCCTGCTGTTACTTCTTGGGACATCTTAGAATCACAAGCTGGTAAGTATATCGGAAAAGATAAAAAATGGCACCCAGGAAAATATTTATTTACTATTGACTTTGCACATCCAGAAGCTAACATACTTGACACTGATCATTCAGAAATTCCGCACGAACACAAGTGCGCTCACATTATTGCTCTCGATGATGGCCCTCTCTTCCC